GTGCCACCTTGGGCATCTTAAAGGGTAACTTATTTCTAGCGGCAAGACTTTCCTTCGTCTGCTAGAACTCGTTTGGGTAGTACGAGCGCCGCCAAACTACCCACTTCATCTAGCCATGAAAGGATAATTAATGATACTAAGACCATATCAAAAGATAGCAGTTGACGATGCTTCTATTGCTCTTACCAAACACAAAAACACTATTGTTGTCGCTCCAACGGGAGCAGGTAAGACAATCATGCTTTCAGCTTTAGTCGGCAAACGATACAAGCAAGGCAAAAAGATTTTAATATTGCAGCATCGTGACGAGTTGGTCAGGCAAAACAGAACAAAGTTTTCAAAGGTAAATCCAAAGATAACAACAAGTGTAGTAGATGGATCAGAGAAAGATTGGTCTGGTGAAACTATATTTAGTATGGTGCAGACGCTTTCAAGACCGAACAATTTAGAAAACATGTGTGACTTTGACATGGTTGTAGTTGATGAAAGTCATCATGCAATAGCAGAAACATATACAAGAATTATTGATAGAGTTAAAGAAGCTAACAATTCAGTTGAGATAGTTGGCTTTACAGCAACTCCTAATCGTGGAGATAGAAAAGGTTTACGCAGCATATTTAATAATTGTTCGCATCAAATAGAAATCACAACATTAATTCGTGAAGGTTTTCTCGTACCACCAAAGACATTTGTTGTTGATGTTGGTGTCAGACAAGAATTAGAAAATGTTCGCAAAACCATATCTGATTTTGATATGGGTGAAGTTGAGCGTATTATGAACAAACGAGCCATTAATGAGCGTATTGTTCAGGAGTGGCAAGAAAAAGCTATTGATAGAAAAACAGTTGTTTTCTGTTCTACCATTATACATGCACAAGATGTATGTGACGAATATCGTAGAGCTAACATTAGAGCTGAATTGCTTACTGGCGATACCCCAAGTGATGAAAGACAAAAAATATTATATGATTTAGAACATGGAGATGTTCAGGTCGTTGTTAATGTTGCTGTGCTTACCGAGGGGTTTGACGCTCCACCAGTTAGTTGCATTGTTTTAACAAGACCATGTTCATACAAATCTACAATGGTGCAGATGATTGGTCGTGGCTTACGAACAATAGATCCCGAAGAACACCCTGGAATTATCAAAAGAGATTGTATAGTTTTAGATTTTGGAACAAGTGTACTTACACATGGATCGTTAGATGAAACAGTTGATTTAGAGGGTTCAGAGGCTCGAGGAACAGGTGCTGCTCCTGAAAAAACATGCCCACAATGCGAATCAGTTGTGCCATTATCATCTCGTGAGTGTCCTTTATGTGGATATGAGTTCGGCAAACAAGATAAAGAAGTATTAGAAGACTTCATTATGACCGAAGTTGACCTTATGGATAGATCGCCTTATCGTTGGGTTGATCTATTTGATAATGGACGTTGTATGAGTGCTAGTGGATTTAATGGCTTTGGGTTAGTTGCACACTTAGATGATGTGTCTATAGCCCTTGTAAAGCGTTCTAATGGACGATTAAGGGTGGTTAGTGTTGGTACTAAAGAACAAGCCATAGCATCTGCTGATGACTTCCTAAGAGAGATTGAGGATAGTGACGGTGCAAGAAAAGGTAAAAGATGGTTGAATGAAGCTGTAACACCTAAACAAACACAAGCATTAAAGAACTGTGGTATAACAGTTAGAGTTATGGATTTTAGTTGGAACAAATATAAGGCTGCTTGTTGGTTAAATTATTTGTGGAACAAGAGAGATATAGATAATAAAATCATAAGTATAGGAGATAAAAATGAATCGTAGTGAAGCATTAAAAAAAGCAGAACAATTGATTAATGGTGCTAGGGCAAGAACACATGGTGATGCGAAAGATACACATGAATCAATAGCTAAAATTATGAATGTATTGTGGAGACATAAGTTAAAATCAGATCTTACATTTGAAGATATGTATAAATTTTTTATGGTTGGTAAATTAGTAAGAGATTCACAAAATTCAAAGAATATTGATAATCCTATAGATATAATTGGTTATGGTGCTTTATGGGCAGAGGGAAAAGATGCAAAGAATAACACTCAATTATAAAATAAATATATCTAATGAGGTTGGCATTCAAGATGTTGTTGATGGATCAATGTTTTTGCATATATCTGGTATAAATAGTGAACATGAACTTATGAATGAAGTAACAGAGGCTATGGAAAATATTATGGAAGAGTTAGGCTATGATATATTAGGTGGTTATTGCAAAGTAATGTCTGGTCACGATGAATTATTCAAATTAGATTTTTATTCACATGAAGATTTAGATGACGGAGAAAGTATATGGATACAGCCAACAACGAAGACAATTCATTAAAGAATGCAGCTAAAGTATTTAACAAAATAGGTTGGGAGAAAAAATTATGCGATTTGACAGAAGAACAAATGGTAGCTTTAATATCAGTAATACAATCATCAAGGGAGATAGAAAATGAGTTTGTCTGCGACTATGTTACACAATCTCATATTAAATACTTCGGTCAAATCAGGCAACCCGAAGGACTTGAAGACATACCCTTTTGAAGATCAAATAGCAGATTTTGTTGACAAAGGTATTAAAGAAAAGTCAGATAGTATTCCAAGACGAACATATTTGGGGGGGTCTTCACTCGGAGAAAAGTGTTCAAGAAAAATACAATACACTTACATGGGTCAGGAAGTTGACCAAGATAGACACTTTAGCCCACAAACACTAAGAATATTCCAATTTGGTCACGAAATAGAAGACAGTATGGCTAATTGGTTGAAACAAGCAGGTTTTGATTTGCGAACTGAAAAGAAAAATGGAGATCAATATGGTTTTTCTATATCTGATGGACAGATAAGAGGTCATATAGATGGTGTAATATGTGGAGGCCCTGTTGGTATGGGCTATCCGTCTTTATGGGAAAACAAATCAGCTAATGACAGAAAGTTCAAAGAGTTTCAATCGAAAGGTATGGCAAAGACTAATCCTATATATGCAGCTCAGATAGCTTTGTATCAGGCATACATGGAACTAACAGAACATCCATGTTTATTTACCGTAGTTAATAAAAATACTAGCGAAATATATTATGAACTTGTTCCTTTTGATAAGTTTCTTGCTCAAGAGATTAGTGATAAGGCAGTTAATATATTACAAGCTACAAAAGCTGGTGAGATGTTGCCACGAATAGCTCAATCAAAAGAAATGTTTGATTGTAAGTGGTGTAATTATAAGGAGACTTGTTGGAGTTAAAATAGGCGACAGATGAGAAGAAAAATGTCGCCTATAACTTCAGCCAATGAAGGTAGGGATAGTATAATGAGTATAGTAAGATTTGGCAATGCTAATCGTGATATGAGTGGAAGAGAATTAGTAGAATTAATAAGTCAGAAAGTTCCACCACAAACACAGATTGATATTTTAAGAGACACATATCCTAATGGTGTAATTAGGGGTGACGAGTTCAATGTAGGCTCTTTAAATGGAGAACCTGGAAAATCTTTAAAGATAGATATTAATCCAAGATCACCTTGGTTTATGAAAGGCAATGATTTCAACGGATCAAGTGGCGTTGGAGGCATTGTTAAGATATTGATGGAGGGTCGTGACATGAAGCTACCCGAAATAAAAGAATTTTTTTCTGATTATTTAGACGACACTCCTAGATTTCTTAGAGACGAAAATGCTGCTCCTCCGATTGATTCTATAATCAACAAATCATTGAGACAGCAAATAAATATCAACACACCATTTGATAGTGAGCATTCTTATTTAAGTGTGGACGGTGAAGTCATATGTATGGTCAGACGATACAATATGAGAGACGGTGCAGGCAATCCAGTAATGGACGATCATGGCAAGCCTAAGAAAGAGTTTCGTCAGTTCACTGGAACTAATCCGTATCCTAAGATGCCTGATGTCAGACCGTTATATAATATACCGAACATTTCTGCTTCAGATAAAATCATATGGGTTGAGGGTGAGAAATGTGCTGATGCTCTTAATGAGATGGGATTTACAGCTACATGTACTATGGGTGGTGCTGGAATGCTGTCTCGTAAGTCAGCTAGTCAGTTTGATTTCTCACCATTACATGGCAAAGAACTAGTTATATGGCCCGATAACGATAACGCAGGTAAGAAAGTTGCTGAACTCGTACAAGACTTGGCTATGAACGCAGGTGCAAGATCAGTAACAATGCTTACACCACCTTTAGGTAAGCCTGAAAGATGGGATGCAGCCGATGCTATAGCCGAAAGTTTTGATATAAGTCAGTTTCTAAGTGCAACAGTTAAGCATGTTAAACGAAATATAAATCTATTAGATAACAGTTTGTTAATAAATAGGTTTGAGGGTAAAGCACCTGAACAGAAGTTTTTAATCGGTGAAACACTACCATTGGCTGTTCCTATAATATTTTCTGCGTCTGGTGATGCTGGAAAAGGCATGATGACTTTGGATTTGGCTATGAAAGTAGCAAGTGGTCAGCCCTTGTCTGCATCTTTCGGTGGTAATATTACCGAGTTTGGTAATGCAATTATCTTTACAGCAGAGGATGATGAAGGTGAAATGCACAGAAGAATTGAACGCTTAGATGCGAACAATTCTAGGTTTAACTATGAACATGAGCTACGAGTCGTGTCTTTGCCGAATGTTGGTGGTGTGTTTCCTATACTCCAAGATACACATGATGGCTACAGAACTAGCGATGAGTTTGAAAAGATATATGCACAAATACTACAGATGAGTGATTTAAAGTTAATTGTGTTTGATCCGTTGGCATCATTTGTTCATGCAGATGTAAACTCCGATCCAGCGGCAGGAGCAGCGTTGACTGGACTTCTTGCAAAGATAGCTACAGAAACGGGTGCTTCAGT